TAACTTTACAACAGGTGTAACATTAAACGTGACGGATACAGGTTATATCAAATATAATAAATCAGGTGTAGGAACAGTTTATTACAATCTTACAAGTCTTGGAACTAATGTATTAACTGATTGTTTAGATTGTAGTTCAATTCAAGTTGGTATTCCATTTGCTGACTTAGCAAATTATACAATTGTGAATTGTGGTAATCCTTGCGGTGGTGTAACACCAACTCCAACCCCAACTCCTCCGACATCATACACTAACTATTCTGTGGAAAGATATTTATGTCAATTCCCTGGTTGTCTATTCGTTAATATGACAACTGCGTTATTACCATCATCACATACACCACAGTACGGAAACTTCTATGTTCCTGATAATCCTGATGGATATGTTTATAAATTAATTGCAACAACAGTAAGTACTGGTCTACAATTATTAACAGTTAGTAACTACGCATCTTGTCAAGACGCTTGTGTAGTATAAAATATATATGTATATATGAAAATAGAAATTATAGAAAACGAACAACAGATTAAAGCCGACCCTGTCAAAATTGATAAAGAAGAACATTCTAAACCAATTGATTTTGATGTAATAAAATATTTAAAAGGTAATAAAGTTATATTAGAAATGGCTTTCATTACCACTAAATTAGAATACGATAATGGCTAAAAAAGTAGAAATTGAAATTGATGTTAAAGATAATACCGACGCGTCAATTGGTAGATTAAGAGAATTAAAAAAGGAGTTGAGAGCGGTTCCAACAGGTACTGCTGAATGGAAGAAACTCTATAATGAAATTGATGACCTTGAAGATAAAATTAAAGGTACAAGAAAAGCATCAGCCGATTGGATTGATACTTTAGAAGGTGCTGGTGGTCCTTTGGGTATGTTGGGTGGTGCACTTAACAAATTAAAAGTTGCAACCACATCTTTCGGTGCAGCACTTAAAGCCACAGGTATTGGTTTATTAGTTTCATTAATTGGTACATTAGTCGCAGCATTTTCTCAAACAGAAGGTGCGATGAAGAAATTGGAACCGTTATTTATTGCGGTTCAAAAACTATTGGGTGGTGTAATGGCTGCGGTAGAACCATTAATTGATGGTTTTGTTGAACTCGCGATGAATGTGATGCCGTATGTAACAAGTGCGTTTAGAGTTGTTTATTCAGCGGTTACCGCAGTATTTCAATCATTAGGTAAGTTAGGTGGTGCGGTTGTTAAATTAATCAAAGGTGATTTTGCGGGTGCTTGGGAAGACGCTAAAGCTTCAGTAACAAGTTTTGGTGACAATTATACTGCAGCATCAAATAGATTTATTGAAGGGTCAAATAAAATGACCAAGATAGAAAAGGAAAATCTTGCAAAACAAGAAGAGGCAAGAAAGAAAGCAGAGGAAGCAAGAAAGGCTGCACTTGAGAAGAGATTGAAAGATATGGAAACTCAAGACAAGTTGGATGAGGCTTTAATGGATAGAGAGAAAGCACGTGCACTTGCATCTGCGGATACCGAACAAGAGAAATTAGACATAGAAAAAAGATTTTTAGACGCTTCTTATCAAGCAAGGGTAAAAGACCTTGATGATAAGATGAAGTTGTATAAAAAGGATAGTGATGAATGGAAAGCGTTACAAACAGAAAAGATTAAAGCTGAGTCTGAATTTGTTACAAACTCTGCAGCTTTAAAACAAAAACAAAAAGAACTTACTGATAAAAGTAATAAAGAATTATTGGATGCTGAAATACAAGCTATTCAATTAAGAAAAGCCAAGGGTGAACTTACTGAACAACAATTCCAAGAATCCGCTTACAATATTAGAAAAAAATATGTAAAGGATAAGAAGGAGTTGATGGATAATGAAATTCAGTATGAAGAATATCTCAAGAATGAAAGAAAGAGAATTAAGGAAGAAGAAAGACTTATTCTATTCAGAGGATTACAAGACCAAATTGACGCAATTGATAGAAAGAATATATTATATGATAATGACTTTGAAGAAGAGTTTGTTAGATATGAAGAAAAGAGAAAAGCGTTAGAAGAACAGAGAGCTTTAGAATTAGAAGCTGCAGGTAATGACAGACAAAAACAACTTGAAGTTCAAAAGAAATATGCTGACGCGATATATAATCTTGATGTAGATATTACCAATGCGAAGAGAGCACAGATTGACCAAAGGATTGCGTTGGATAATATGTATATGGACGCGGTTGGTCAGTTCGGTCAATTCCTTCAATTGGTTGCGGGTAAAAATAAAGGACTTGCAAAAGCAGGTCTATTGGTTGAACAAGCCGCAGGTATTGCAAAAATTGTTATTAACACACAAGCCGCAGCCGCTAAGATTGCTGCAACATCAGTATTAGGATTCCTTGACCCACGTGCAATTTTAACTTATATTACAGGTGGTATATCTGTTGGTACTGCAATTGCGGCAACAGTTAAAGGTATCAAAGAAATTGACGGAGCAGGTTCAGGTGGTGGTGCTGGTGCAGGTGCTTCCAATAACGCACCCGCGTCACCAAACTTAGGACAAGGTTACGCACAAGGTGGTTTATTAGAAGGTCCAAGACACGCACAAGGTGGTATGTTGATTAATGCTGAAGGTGGTGAGGCGGTAATGACAAGAGGAGCGGTAAGTATGTTCGCACCATTATTATCACAACTTAATCAAATGGGTGGTGGTAAATCATTTACCAAAGGTGCTGCAGGATTTGCGTTACCTGATAACCCTAAAAATTCTTATCCAACAGATTTTCAACCACAATCACAAATAATAAAAACATACGTTGTTGAAGGTGAATTGACTTCAGCACAACAAAAACAAGCAAGGTTAAAGGACCTTTCAACTATATAATATGGCCAAGGGAAAATCAGGAAATAGTAACAAAGTAAGTTTTGGTAAGAGAAAGTCTCAACCAAACGGTCAAAAGTCTTACGGACCTAAATCTCAAAAACCTAAACGTTATCGCGGTCAGGGAAGATAAATTTATATTTAATAATATGATTAAGAACGAGAAAATATTTGAACTTAAAATTGAAGAGGATGATGAACTATCTGGTATAGACAGTATATCACTTGTTGATGAACCTGCAATTGAAGTTAATTGGATGTACTTTAATAAAGAGAAACCTCACGAATTTCATATACCTGATGGTGAAGACAATAAATTTTTAGATAGATTAATTCCATTAGCACAGGATGAACAAGAACTATTTGACGAAGGTTGGGTAGTTAATAGAGTTCAAATCGTGGGTGAGAATGAATTTATTTCAACTAATCCAAATGGTCCTTCTGAGGAAGATGAGGAAGAATATAATGTACGTTACAAGTATATTCTTAATCCAAGAATATCAGAAAGACCTATCATCAAAACCACACGTGATTTTTGTAAAACATTAATCAATAGAAACTACGTATGGAGAATTGAGGATATGGAAAGAACCCAAAATGATTTTGGTGATTCTGCTATGGTATGGAGAGGTGGTTACAATTGTCGTCACGTATGGGCAAGAATAGAATATAAAAAAGATGCTACAATTGTAAACAAAGCATCTGTTAATAAAGGTAAAGTAACTGTGGGTGGATTCCCAACTGATATGATACCTGATACAAGAGTATTGGGTTATGAACAACCTTCAACTGTAACATCTAAAACGGCTGCTAATCCAAAACCGTCAACAGTTAAAAACTTGGGATTATCAAAAGAATTTCAAGAAGATGTTAATTTAGATGTATATGGTTACAAAACCAAATACTTTCAAATCTGTCCTGGCGCACAAGCAACATTCCAACATTTAGTATCAATGCAAAATGATGAGGATACTATTGGAATGATTAGAAGTGCCGCAGTTGTTGCAGATACAATCTTTAAAATTGAAGATGATGTTATCAAATCAGAACTTGCAACACCTGAACAATTATATGAGGCGGTTGTATTGGTTAACGATTTTAAAGACATTATACACGAGATAGATGAGGAAAGTGGTATGATACACGATGTGTCATATATGGATGGTCATATTGAGAAAATAAAATCTTATCTTAAAGAAGATATGGGTTACGATGTATCAGCTTTACCATCTTATGTTGACCCAAATATTTCAGGTAATACCATTTCAAAATCATTAACAAAACCATCAATGTTTGAAAGTTATTCAGACTATCCTGATAGTGTTAAAAATAACGCTAAAGCGGTATTGAAATATGTTGAAGAAAACGGATGGGGTTCTTGTGGAACTGACGTGGGAAAACAACGTGCAAACCAATTAGCTAAGGGTGAACCCATTTCGGAAGACACGATACGTAGGATGTATTCTTATCTATCAAGACACGAAGTTGATTTAGATAGTTCAAAAGGATATGGTGACGGATGTGGTAAATTGATGTATGATAGTTGGGGTGGAAAGACTGCTCTATCTTGGGCTGAGTCTAAAATCAAATCTATTGACAGGGAGAAAATGTCCAAACAAAAGTTTGCTACAGATGAGGAAAAGAAAATTGTGGTAGGTCCTGCGATGATACCTGACTTAAAGATATTCCGTAAGAACCCACAAGGTAATCCATATTATGTTTATTTCAGTGCTGAGACAATCAAGATGATTGCTGAGAAGTATATGAGAAACAAGTATATTGACAACAACGATGAGATGCACAATGGTAAAGCAGTATCTGATGTTTATGTGGTTGAGTCTTGGATTAAAGAAAGTGATTCGGATAAATCAAACATATATGGGTTTGAAGACCTTCCAATTGGTACTTGGTTTGTATCTATGAAGGTTAAAAATGAAGATGTATGGAAGAGAGTTAAAGAGGGTAAATTAAACGGATTTAGTGTTTCAGGTTACTTTGAGGAAGTAGCACAATTCTGTCGTGAAGAGATGTTTTTACAACAAGTAGCTGAGATATTAAAGAATATAGAAGACTAAATGGTAATATATATAAAAATCTATATTTACTATTAGAACGAATAAATAAAAAACAATTTAGAAATTATGTCAAAATCAAAAATCGCGATTAGTGAAATTAAGAAATTAATGGTACAATTTGGTTTTATGTCTGACGAACCTACTCTAAAATCTTTTAAATTAGAAGATAACACAATAGTTGAAACATTAGAATTAAAGGCTGGTGAGAAAATCACCAAAGTTAATGATGAGTTCAACAGAGTTGCTTTAGAATCAGGTTCATACCGTCTTGTTGAGAATTTCAACATAGAGGTAGAAGACGGTGAAATTAAATCAGTAAAGGAAATTTTTGTTTCTGCTAAGCTTGTTGACGGAACTGAAATTAAAGTTGAAGGTGAAGAATTAGTTGCAGGTGCTAAAGTTGTTGTAATTACCCCTGATGCAGAAGTACCTGCACCAGACGGTGTACACGAACTTGAGGACAAGACTAAGGTTGAAACCAAAGACGGAGTTATTGTTTCTGTTGAAGAAGCTATGGAAGAAAATGGTGAAGGTGAACCATTCCCTGAAGGTGAACCTAAAGCCGAAGTTAAACCTGATGTATCCGTTGAAGAAGAGGTAATGTCTTTATTAAAAGACTTTATCAAGAAAATGGGTGACAAAATGGGTAAAATGGAAGAGAAAATGGAAAGTGTACAAAATGAATTTAACGCTTTCAAAAAAGAACCAGCAGCTAAGAAAATAGCTAATGGTAAAACAGATTTTAATAAACAAGAAACAGTTGATGATGTTGATGCTAAAATTGCTACAATAATGTCATTAAGAAATTCAAACAAATAATTAAAAAAATAAAAAATTAAAATTATGAAAATTTTATCAAGAGAACAATTCGCTTATGATGTAGCTTCTATCGGTGGTTACGTTGACCAAGTTGGTGGTGAATTATTATCAAAAGCACTTATCGGTGCTACAACTCCTAAGTACGTAAATGTACGTTTAGGTATCAAAGGAACTCAAGCGTTGAACTTATTGAACTCAACTCCTTACTTCCAAGACGGAACTTGTGGTTGGACTAGTTCAGGTACAACTACTTACACTCAAAGAGACATTACAACTTGTGCTGAGAAATATAACGAAGCATTATGTTACAAAGATTTGTATGATACATACCAATCAATGTTGATGGCTCCAGGTCAAACTCAAGAGTCAGTACCATTTGAACAACAAATTGCTGATTTGAAAGTTAAACAAATTCAACAAAGAATTGAACAACAATTATGGCAAGCAACTACTGGAACTTCTTGTTTCAATGGTTTCAAAACATTAATCTCAACAGGTACAACAGGTGTTGCTAACTCAGGTGGTGTCGCTTTCTCAAGCACTGCAGCTTATGGTGTTAGTGGTAACCCAATTACTGAGGTTGACAAATTAGTAAACGCTTTAGATGACAACGCTATGAGCCGTGATGACTTAAGAGTATTTATGTCTTACGCTAACTTCCGTCTTTATGTACAAGCGTTAACAAGAGCTAACTTCTTCCAAAACTATATCGGTTCAACTGATATTACAGGTATGATGGAAGCTACTCATCCAAACACAAACGTTAAGGTTATCCCAACAATTGGTTTGAATGGTTCTAATCAAGTTACTATCGGACCAGCAGAATATATGGTTGTAGGTTTTGACTTATTGTCTGACCACGAGAAATTAGTAATTTGGTACTCAAAAGATTTTGATGAATTAAGATTACGTGCGAACTACAACTACGGTGCACAAATCGCGTTGTTTGGTTCAACTGCTTATTTCGCTACAAATAACTTAGCTTAATACTACTAAAAACCTGTGGGGTGAAAGGCCCCACAATTTTAAATAAACGAAACAAATTAATATAAAAAATTATGAGTTGTTATATATCTTCAGGTGTTCAATTAGGATGTTCTGATGGAATTGGTGGTATTAAGAAAATATATGTTGTAGGTGGTGCTGGTGTTGACTCAGGTGGAGTAACTGGTTTCACATACGATGCTGATGGTGCTATCACAGGTGCAACTTCGGCTCCGAGTACAACATTATATGGTTTTGAATTAAAGAGAAATACTAGTTCATTGTCCCAAAACGTTACCAAGTCATTTGAGAACGGGACAATTTTTTTCGAACAGGTTCTTACCGCAGTTACGTACAAATATGACCAAGACAAGAGAAACCAATTGAAAGTCCTTTCACAAAATGATAATATACAAATTATCGCAATTGACCAAAACAATGTTTATTATTTGTTAGGTCAAGTTAACGGTATGTATTTAAGTGGTGGTTCAGCCGCTACAGGTGTTGCATTCGGTGACCGCAACGGTGCGGAACTGGTTTTCACGGGCCAAGAACACGAACCCGCGAATACAATTTTGAGTACCTCATTTAATGAACAAACAGCAACCTACGCACAAGTATTAGGTTCTGTATTCACAGGTGCATCAATTGTAGGATAAAAAAAAGTAGGTCTGTTGTGGACTGAATTTCTATATCTATATCCAAAAGAGGGGGACTTATGTCCCCTTTTTTTATATACTACCAATTCAATTTGGTTTTTTTTATATTTAGTTATATAGAGATTACATTATGCTATATCTACAAAAGGGACAACAAAACGAATTGGTGATGAATATCAACAACAATACTGCTACAACATTTAGTGGTTATACGTTGGTGTTTACACATATAATGTCACAGGAAGTTAAGAGTTATACTGTTAACACTGCGGACCCTGCGGAGTACGCACAGAACATTAGATATTGTGAGATTATACTTAACCTTCAAGACGCAGGACAGGATTTGAATTACGAGGGTGAATATCAATTAAAAATTTATGGTAATGGAACTCAATTAGTTTTTACAGGTATAGCAATACTTCAAGGAACTGAGGAACAACCATTATTCACAACATACATTTCACCTAATGAGGTAAATGAAAATTACATATATATAGAAGATTAATTATGAGTGAAGAAATAAAAAAATCAGAATTTAAAAGTATTAACTTTCAAAAGGCTTCATTACCAATATTCTCAGAAGTATTACAAAGATACCCTTGGGTTTATTATGGTGAGAACAATTTGTTACCACAATACTTTATAGATTTATATGATAACTGTGCAATTCATAAAGCGGTAGTTACATCAAAGGTAAATCAAATAATGGGTGATGGTATTGTTTCTTTAAACAATCCGATGGCTACAGTTAACTTAATCAATCCAAAAGAGAATGTTGCTGAAGTTATGAGAAAATGTGCATTGGACTTTATGTTGTTCGGTGGCTTCAGCTTGAATATCGTATGGACAAAAGACAAGAAACAAATTGCTGAGATTTATCATTTGGACTTTAGTAGAGTTAGAAGTGGTAAATTAAATGACGATGATGAAGTAGATACTTATTATTATTCTGCTGATTGGAGATACTTGAAAAAGTTTCCTGCTGAAGAATATCCAGCATTCAGTCAAGAGAGAGGTGGTTCACAAATTTATTACTTTAAAGCTTATCAACCATCATTAACTTACTATCCAATCCCTGATTGGTCTGCGGGTCAAAGAAGTATTGAAACAGATATTGAAGCTAAGAACTTCCATATAAATAACCTTCGTAAAGGTATGGTCCCAAGTTTATGGATTAACTATACAAACGGAATACCTGGTGAAGAAGAACAAAGAACTTTGGTTCGTGCATTGGAATCACAATATGGTGGAACAGACAACGCAGGACAAGCAATTATATCATTCAACGAAAGTAAGGAACAATCTCCTGAAATTATACAAATACCAAGAAACGATAACGACAACTATTATCAATCATTAAATGATGATATTACACGTTCAATCTTATCAGCACACAGAGTTTCATCTGCTGAGTTATTTGGTATTGCAACAACAGGAAAATTAGGTGGTGGTAATGAGATTACAGAACACTCAGAATATTTCCGTAAAATGGTTATACTTCCATATCAAAACGAAATGTTACCATCTTTCAATAAGTTGGTTTCGTTAAAGTTTGGTACTCCAACCACATTTGAAATTAAACCATTATCATTATTCTTAACGGGTGATGTTACTGATAATCCTGCGGTTATAGATAAACCTGTAACTCCTGTTGAAGCTGAGTCAGAAGGACCTGCAATCAACGAGAATATCAAAGGATTGAAAGGAAGAGAATATCAAGGTTTATTGAGAATTGTTAGAGAGTACAACAAAGAAAAAATAAACAGAGCACAAGCGATGCAGATGTTAATGTCAGGTTTTGGATTAACAGAAGAACAATGTAACGCGTGGTTGGGAGAAGAAGAATTAAATTATAATTAAGAAATGGGTGTATTATTAATATCAGAAACAAAACTTAAAGCGTTCACCAATATCAATAAGAATGTTGATATGGATGTATTAAAGGCTGAGGTACAAATTGCACAGGATATAGACCTTCAAACCATATTGGGAACGAAGTTCTATAATCATTTATTATCACAAGTATCTGCAACAGGTAATACCTTTAACGCAGATGAAACAACTTTGGTGAATGATTATATTCAACCATTCTTAATTCAACAAGCTTATTTCCAAGCAATTCCAAGTTTAATGTATCGTTCAATGAACAGAGGTATTGTGGAAGGTATGATGGAGAATGCGACATCAGTTGATATTGAAACGATGAAGTATCTTAGAAGTTTACAGAAACAACGTGCAGACTTTTATATGACACGTCTTCAAGATTATCTATTAATTGGTCGTGGTCAAAACAAGTATCCCGATTACAATACTCAATCTACAATTGATGGTATGATACCAGATAGAACACAGAAATACAATAACGGTATATTCCTTAAACACACAACAAGAAAGGGTTATTCAACGAGAGATATTGAGAATAGAGGTTTAAGAGTATATTCCGAATTAGAACACGAAAACCCTCCTTGTCAGGATTGTTATTAATATGACAACAGAAATATTATTATTAATATCTAACTCACTTACTGCTATAACCTCATTTTTTATGGGTAGAAGAAGAAGTAATGCTGAGACAGATAACCAAGTATTAAGAAACCTTGAACTGTCTATTAGTCTATATAAAAATATTATAGATGACCTTAAAGAAGAAATACACAGTTTAAATATAAAAATTCAAGACCTTGAAAAAAAGGTTGAGATGTTAATGGATGAAAATAGAAATTTAAAAAAGAGAAACGGATTATGAATGTAGATTTTATGTTACCACGACCTACCGAAGATGAACTTAACTTAGGTGCTAA